CAAAAACGAGAGAGCGATAGAAGCATTTGCTATTGCTAGAGAAGCAGGTCTTTCTACTACATGTAACTTTATCGTAGGATATCCATACGAAACTATGGAGAACTGTATGCAGTCAGTCGAACTAGCTGCAAGACTAGGATGTGATGACACGAACGCTTTCATCTATACCCCATATCACGGTACACCTATGAGAGATATGTGTGTGAAGAGTGGTTTTATTGAGGATGATTTGATTGTTGAGATGAGAAGTGATGATCAGGGCACATATTTGAACATGCCAAAACCCTATATGAGTCGTGAAGAGATACAATACATGTTCAATAATTTTGTTAGACTGTTCCGTGAACGTGAAAGGGAGTTGAAAGGAGAGACAATCTCTGCTACACTCGCAGTATGAGATATTATACAAATGTTCAGATGGTCGGGAATGATTTTCTCGTCCGTGGATACGAAGGTGGAAAAAGTTTTACATCAAGGGAATCATTTCAACCCACGATGTTTGTTCCAAGTAAGAAAAAAACAAAATATAGGACACTAGATGGCAAATATGTGCAGAGTATACAACCTGGCACAGTGCGAGAGACCAGAGAATTTATTAGAAGTCATGAAAATGTAGAAAATTTTGAGATATATGGCAATAACAGGTACATATATCAGTATATTTCTGACAGATACCCAGAGAATGAAATAAAATTTGACCTCAAGAAGATGAATCTTGTGACAATTGACATTGAGGTCAAGTCAGAGAGTGGATTCCCTACTGTAGAGAAGTGTGATGAGGAAATGTTGCTCATATCTCTACAAGATTACAACACTAAACGTATTCTGACCTTTGGTGTAGGTCCTTATAGGACACAAGACAAGATGGTCAAGTATGTACAGTGTAATGATGAGTATGATATGCTCACACACTTCATAAATTACTGGTCTAAGACACCACCAGAGGTAGTCACAGGGTGGAATTGTCAACTATATGACATACCATACCTTGCTAAGAGAATTACAAGAGTCCTAGGTGACAAAGCATGTAAGAAACTGTCACCATGGGGACTGGTAACACACGAAGAGATCTACATGGCAGGTCGTCCACACCTCATGTATGACATAGGTGGTGTAACTGTGTTAGATTATATGGATTTGTACAAAAAATTCACATATAAGGCACAGGAATCATACCGTCTTGACTACATAGGAGAGGTAGAACTAGGTCAGAAGAAGTTAGATCACTCTGAACATGATACCTTCAAAGATTTTTACACAAAGGCGTGGAATAAATTTGTAGATTACAACATCCAAGACGTTAGAATAGTTGACGGACTGGAAGAGAAGATGAAACTGATAGAACTCGCCATCACCATGGCATTTGACGCAAAGGTAAACTTTACAGATGTGTTTTATCAGGTTAGAATGTGGGACATGATCATCTATAATGATCTGAAAAAGAA